CGTTTGACCAAGACATCAAGATTGGCCGCGTCCGTAACTCGTTCTCGGTCTACATGGATCCAATGATCCAAGACCCGACTGGCGCGGACGCTAAGTATTGCTTCATCACCGAAGACCTGACCCGTGCAGAGTACGAGCGTCAATACCCAGACGCAGCGCCTATTACCACCTTGCAATCGCTGGGTGTGGGCGATCAGTCAATCAGCAACTGGCTCAACGAAGACACGATCCGTGTCGCTGACTACTACTACATCGACTACGACCGCGCTACGCTGAACCTGTACCCTGGCAACGTAACCGCCTTTGACGGCAGCCCCGAGGACAAGCAACTAAAAGCCATTTACGGCAAGCCCAAGAAAAGCCGCGAGTCTGACCGCCAAAAGGTCAAGTACTGCAAGATCAACGGCTACGAAATCCTTGAGCAACGCGATTGGGCGGGCAAGTACATTCCTGTCATTCGCATTGTCGGCAATGAGTTTGAAGTCGATGGCCGCTTGTACGTGTCGGGCTTGGTGCGTAACGCCAAGGATGCCCAGCGCATGTACAACTACTGGGTTTCACAAGAGGCCGAGATGCTGGCCTTGGCCCCGAAAGCGCCATTTATCGGCTATGGCGGGCAGTTTGAGGGCTACGAAGATAAGTGGAAGACCGCAAATACGACCAACTGGCCGTATCTGGAGGTCAACCCAGACGTCACAGACGGCCAAGGCGCTGTTTTGCCACTGCCAGCTAGGGCGCAGCCACCAATGGCTTCTAGCGGCCTGCTGCAAGCCAAAGCGGGCGCTTCTGAGGACATTAAGTCCACAACCGGCCAATACAACGCTTCTTTGGGCATGGGTTCCAACGAGAGAAGCGGCAAAGCAATCTTAGCGCGTCAGCGCGAGGGCGATGTGGGCACCTACCACTACGGCGACAACTTAGCCCGTGGTGTTCGGCACGTAGCCCGCCAGCTTGTGGACTTGATCCCGAAGATTTACGACACCCAGCGCATTGCTCGCATCATCGGTGAAGACGGTGAGACTGAGATGATCAAGATCAACCCTGATCAAGAGCAGCCGGTCAACAAGATTGTGGACGAGCAAGGCATTGTGATCGAGAAAATCTACAACCCAAGCGTTGGCAAGTACGATGTGGTAGCAACGACTGGCCCAGGCTACGCGACCAAGCGTCAAGAGGCGTTGGAAGCAATGGCTCAACTGCTGCAAGGCAACCCACAACTGTGGGCAGTGGCTGGCGATCTGTTTGTCAAGAACATGGACTGGCCTGGCGCTCAAGAGATGGCAAAACGCTTTGCCAAGACCATTGATCCAAAGCTGATGAGCGATGGCGATGACAATCCAGAACTTCAAGCCGCGCAACAGCAGATGCAGGCGATGGGCCAAGAGATGGAGCAGATGCACCAGATGCTCACGAATGTCGGCAAGTCCATTGAGATGCAAGACATGGAGCGCAAGGACTTTGAGGCTGAAGTCAAGCTGTACGAGGCCGAAACCAAGCGCATTGCTGCGGTGCAGGCTGGCATGACTGAGCAACAGATTCAAGACATTGCAATGGGCGTTGTTGCTGCGGCGATGGAGTCACAAAACACAGTGAACCAGATGCCTGAGATGCGTGAAGAATCTATGCCTATGGAGATGACGCCCCAGCCTGAAATGATGCCTGAAGGCGAAATGATGCCACCACAAGGAATGCCACAATGAAACCCGCTGACTTTATAGGAATCTTGTTCCTAGCCCGTGATGTGACGCACAGCGTTCACCTGAACACCCGCAGCTTTAGCAAGCACGAGGCGCTCAACATTTTCTATAACCGCATCGTTGGTGCGGCTGATGATTTTGCCGAAGCCTACCAAGGCCGAAATGGTTTGATTGGCCCAATCACCCTGCGCTCGGCAAAGAAGACCACCAACGTTATTGAGTTCTTAGAAGAATCGTTGGCTGAAATTGAAGGCGCTCGGTACAATGTCTGTGATAAATCAGACTCATCGCTACAACAGTTGATAGATAATATCATTGAGATTTATCTACGCACTTTGTACAAATTGAAATTTTTGGCATAAGGACGCACATAATGGCCGTGACTCTTTCATTGTTTGCTGGTGCAGGCGCTCAATTTTTTGACAACAATGGCAACGTGTTGTCCGGCGGCAAGATTTACACGTACTTTGCGGGCACTACCACCCCACTGGCTGCGTATACATCAAATAATGGCTCTGTTTTTCACACCAACCCAATCATTTTGGATTCTGCCGGTCGTGTGCCAAGCGGTGGTGAAATCTGGTTGCAGCTTGGAATTGGTTACAAGTTTGTTCTTAAAACATCAACTGATGTCTTGATTGCCACATACGACAACATCCCATCGTCTGCGCAGCCGCCTGCTGTGAATGATGCCGATTCCATCCTGTACGAACAGGGTTACACCGTTACGGCGGGCAGTTTTGTTGTGGGAAGAATTTACCGAATTGCGTCTATTGGTACAACTAACTTTACCTTGATTGGCGCAGTAAACAATATAGTCGGAACTCATTTCATTGCAACAGGTGTTGGCACTGGTACAGGTACAGCAGAACTATCTCAAACTGTTGAAACCAAACTCCGCGAAACCGTCAGCGTCAAAGACTTCGGTGCTGTGGGGGATGGGGTGACGAATGACACCGTTGCAATCTACAACGCCATTCAGCACATCAATGCGCTTGGCGGTGGCACGTTGGTTTTTGAACCGGGTGCTACCTATTCGGTGTTGTGGTTGTGGGATAGTTACCCTGCTTTGGGCGTTCGATTTCAGGATTGTAAAGGTGTTCGACTGATTGGCAATGGTTGCACTATTGAAATCAGAGACGGCGCTCGTTGTGGAATACATGATGGAGTTTTTAAGGACGAGGGGTATGGGTTCTTTTTCCGCCAATGTGAAGACGTTGAGGTCACCGGATTTTTGTGGGATGGCAACAAGGCCAACGTAAATTACGGGACTACTGATGGAAACTGCATCGGTTTGTTTTTGCAATCTAACAAGCGCGTGTCAGTACGGAACTGCACGTTTAAAAAGTTTGCCACTGACGGTGGCTTGACAAATGACGGGCCTCTTGAAATCAACAACGAGGACTTGTTCTTTGAAAACGTCGTGTTTGACGGCGGCCGCAGGCAAGCCTTCTCTGCATGCGGTCAGGTTCGCACTACCTACGTTAATTGCCAGTTCATCAACACAGGTGACGACGGAATAGGAACCGCGCCACAGTCCGGTTTTGATTTTGAGCCTATTGCTCCTGCCCGTACAGACGACACTACATTAATTAACTGCTTGTTTAAGAACAACGGCAACACGCAGATGGTTGCTGATTCCGGACAAAACTTTGTTAAAAACGCATTGTTTTACGGGTGTATTTTTGACTGCGACACTGCCACTAACTCAAAAGCTGCATGGACAAAGAACGACTCGTTTGTGTTCCGCGATTGCAAGTTTTTTGGGCAGGTCATTTTTCCCTATGGCAAGTTCTACAACTGCGATGTGACGATGACCGCCACCAATGACGGCGGTTACGCAATCGACCACAACACGGATAACGTGGGAATGTTGTGGGAAGGTGGAACGATTACTGTCTCGGGTGGTAAGCGAGTATACAACCTGCAAGGGGCATTAGCCAGCGAGGATGAACGCAAGATTCTGTCTGGCGTTAATATTAATTTAGACGGAACTTTACTGTCGAGCGGAGATTTTTGGGCCATTCATCGTGCTGCGCTTCTTCGAGACACCAACATTTTCTTGTCTGGAACGCTTCCCGCAAGTCCGTTTTATTTGAACAGCACTTTGGGATTGGCGCTTAACTGCGAGTCGTTTAGTGCCAGCCTTACTCTTGGTACAACATCAGCAACAGTAAGGCCTGCGTGGGGTGGCTTGACGCCGCTGCGGTTGTCTCAGCCTGGAGCGTTGGACTCGTTAGGCGTAGTGATTGCTGCTGGTGTTATTACTGTGACGGGTAGTTTGCAGCGTGTCGATACCGAGGCCAGCGCTTCAACCGACGACCTTGACACAATCAACGGCGGCTATCCCTACCAACGATTGATCTTGTTTGCACTTAATGCAGCCCGCACAGTCGTGGTTAAGAACAACACCGGAAACATCTTGCTCGACGGTGCTACGGACAAGACGTTAGACAACTCAGTAGACATGTTAGAACTCATGTACGAGCCAGTTGCTGACAAGTGGGTACAGCTTTCGTTTAGCAATAACGGAGCTTAATCATGGCTAACAGATATTGGGTTGGCGGCAGCGGCACATGGAATGCTGCAAACACAGCAAACTGGTCAACCGCCAGTGGTGGTGCGGGGGGCGCGAGTGTTCCAACGACAACAGATGCGGCGTTTTTTGATGCGGCGTCTGGTGGTGGTACGATTACATTAGGTCAAGATGTTGTTGCACAACGAGTTGTCGGTTCTGGCTTTACTGGCAACATGGATTGGAATACCTACAAAATATTAATAGGTGGTAACGGCACAATTGTTTGGAGTACTGGTGGGCTTGTGCCTACTGGAGCAAGTGAGCCAAAAGTTGAACTTACATACTCTGGCGCAACTGGAACACGTATTGTTAGTCAGTCACAGACTGCTGAAGAAAACACCATTTCGTTTTACATTTCTGCCGGAACCGACATAGTTAGATTTGATTCTGGAACGGCGCGAGCGTATCGAAATGTTGATTTTACTGGGTTTTCTGGCTCTTGGACTTCCTCGAATTCCAATAATGTGTGGAATATTTATGGAAGTTTAACTTTGTCCTCAACAATGACAATGCCTCCATCCCAAACGGGTGGAATTGTTATGCTTGGAACAACGGGAACAAAAACTGTTACTACAAACGGCAAAACGTTTAATCAGCCTGTTGCGGTAAACGCTACAGCTAACACAATAAAGTTTGTTGACGCGCTAAATTGCACAACTTTTACTTTAAGCAATGGAGCAGCAGAGTTTGAAGCAGGGACAACCAACATCGCAACAACTTTTGTTATAAGCGGTGGGCAGATTAAAAGCTCAGTGTCTGGCACTCAATTTACGCTGTCTCAAACATCTGGAACAATAAACGCAGCAAACGCCACAATCGCTGATTCAAACGTCACTGGCGGGGCATCTTGGAACGCATACGTTGATTTTGGCAACATCGACGCAGGCAATAACGATGGCTGGAATTTTGGACTTTCGCCAGGCTATGAAAGTTTTGAGCCACCAATTAAACTGCGATCATTTACGCAACCACGGAGATTTTGATATGACCATGAACCTTAAAGCCGTAACAACTTGTTTTGGCTACCAGCAAATCACAGACTTGAGCGCATCCGCTGCTTTGACAGTGCCGGTCAAGTCGCCGGAGGGCTTAAACGCAAGACCTGTTTTTGCCTTAATCGTGGCCGAGGGCGCTCCCGTGCGCTGGCGCGATGATGGCACGGCACCGTCTACCACTGTTGGAATGCCCATTGCAGTGGGGGTTCCGTTGCAATACGATGGTGATTTGACAAAAATCCGTTTTATTCAACAATCCTCAAGCGGAATTTTGAACATCTCTTACTACAGCTAATGAATTTATTGCTTAAACTGCCGCACGACAAAGCCCTGCACATCATCGCTGGTGTGCTGTTCTATGCGGCGTTCCATTTTCTCAGCCCTATGATTGGTATGGCGGCTGTTGTTATTGCTGCCGTAGGCAAAGAAGTCTACGACTACATGCACAAAGACAAACACACACCAGACGCATGGGATGCTATTGCCACCATTGGCGGCGGTTGTGTCGGATTTATTTGTGGTGTAAGATTGTAAAAACCGTATCGGTCAGGTTGACCGAGGAATCCAAGGATTCATAAATGCTAGAAGAAGTACCAGCGGAGTCACTACCCGTGCCAGAACAGGAAGCAACGGCTGCACCTGCGACTGATGTTCAAACGCCGGAAACGCCAGAAGCAGTTAGCAAGACATTCTCGCAAGAGGAACTTGACGCAGCTATTGGCAAGCGCCTCGCAAGAGAGCAACGTAAGTGGGAACGAGATCAAGCACAACGTCAGTCTGAACAACAGACGTTGAGAGCCGCACCGACAGCAACCGCCGATCAGTTTGAGTCTACCGAAGCGTACACGGAAGCGTTGACGCTACAGAAGGCCGAAGAACTGATTGCAAAGCGTGAAGCCGCCAAGCAGCACTCTGCTATTCTCGAAAGCTATCAAGAACTTGAGGAAGCAGCGCGGGACAAGTACGATGATTTTGAACAAGTCGCCTACAACCCAAAACTGCCGATCACGAACGTGATGGCTGAAACGATCCAGTCTTCGGACATTGGGCCTGAGTTAGCTTACTATCTCGGCTCTAACCCCAAGGACGCGGAACGTATCGCACGTATGACGCCACTCGGTCAGGCAAAAGAGATTGGGAAGATTGAGGCCAAATTGGCCGCAGAACCTCCGGTCAAACGAACAACGTCAGCGCCAGCGCCGATTTCACCTGTTACTGCACGGAACTCCGGTTCGTCAACGCAAGACACTACAGACCCACGCTCCATCAAGAGCATGACGGCCTCGCAGTGGATTGAAGCTGATAGGGCACGCCAGATGAAGAAGCTCGAAGCACAACGTATCCGCTAACTTTTTTTAGGAAATTTACAAATGTCTAATAGCATTCTTACCATCGACATGATCACACGGAAAGCTCTTGAAATCCTCGAGAACAACCTGGTGCTCACCCGTAACGTCAATCGCCAGTACGACGACAGCTTTGCTGTTGAAGGCGCTAAGATTGGCTCCACACTGCGTATCCGCCTGCCTGACCGCGCTCTGGTTACTGACGGCGCCGCCCTGCAAGTTCAGGACGACAACGAGCAGTTCACCACTCTGGCCGTTTCTACCCAAAAGCATATCGGCGTCAACTTC